TTCTTCCTTCTCACACAAAAATACCCTCTCCCGGGAAGGAGAGGGTGGTAGAGGTTAGAGCCCCAGAATTGCTACTTTCAGGAGGAGGGCGAAATAGAGTAGGAGAAGGATAGTGAGTAGGGTGAGGATCCGGTTGAGGGTTTTCATTTTTTAGGTTGGGGGGAGGGTTATTAGCCCTCCCCCTGATTGGTGGTTATTTGGATTCGAGTGTGGTGGTGAATATGGCGAGATTTAGAGCCTTTCCCTTTTTGGTGGCGGTGGTGATTATTTCCACCCCCTTGACCCCGGTGATTTGGAATTTCCGTTGGTTTCGGAGGGAAAGGTAGGATTGGATGGTTTCGGGAGGGGTGTTGGAAATTTCCTCCTTTTTGGTACCCGGTTCAATTTCCATTTCGATTGTGGCGGTAGCGGTGATTCGGGTATGGCGGTGCTTGCGGATTGGGTTTTTCATTTCCTTTTCCTTTTTGAATTTTACCCCCCGGATATGGGGTTGGGGTGGGGGTAAATTTATTTATAAATATATAATATCACAGGTGGGATAAAAATCAAATTGACAAAAGTAATATTCCGATTATTACATTGTAACCGATATCGGATTACATTTGGTACCCCCCCACCGGTTACATTTATAACCCCCACTTGCCGCCAGGGTGGGGCCTCTAAGGGTAGAAGCCCAAGGGCTCAATCGGACCCCTAGGGTTCATATCCGATATCTACATAGATCCCACGAGGACAGTATGCCACTCTACGATGTTCAAGACAGCGTTCTACAGGTTCACTTACATCAGGGTCAGACCATTGCTTGGGATGCCCTTGAACGGTTCATCTTCGTTATTGCTGGAACTCAATCTGGGAAGACCTCCTTTGGTCCCCTCTGGTTAGATAGGGAGATGGATCTACGAGGGCCAGGCGATTACCTGGTCGTGGCTCCTACGTATGATCTGTTCAAGTTGAAGGTTCTGCCTGAGGTTCTCTATTTCTTCAAGGAACTTCAGGGAGGATGGACCTATCACAAATCAGATAGGGTTCTGTCAAGGCCAGGCTACAGGGTAGTTCTTCGCAGTGCAAATGTTGCTGAGGGTCTGGAATCTGTTACGGCGAAGGCTGCCTGGCTCGATGAATGCGGACAACCCTCATTCAGATTGAATGCCTGGGAGGCTGTTCTCAGACGTCTTGCGATCAATGAGGGAAGGGTTCTGGGAACGACTACACCCTATAACATGGGATGGTTGAAGCTGAAGATACATGATCCCTGGAAGAAAGGCAATAAGAACATCAGGGTAGTGAACTTCAGATCAATTGATAACCCTGACTTCCCACAAGGGGAATGGGAACGAGCAAAACATGAAATGCCCTACTGGCGCTTCATGATGTTCTACAACGGGATCTTCGTCAGACCTCCTGGTCTCATCTATGACAACTTCGGAGAACTGGATGTCACGGATCGATTCCCCATACCGAGCGAATGGCCCAAGTATATGGGCCTAGACTTCGGTGGCGCAAATACGGTTGCTTTGTACTACGCGCAACGTCCAGGCACCACACAGTACTATCTCTATAAGGCATATAAAGCCGGCAGCAAAACAATCAGACAACATGTCGAGGATCTATCCAAGGAACCTGTACGTAAGGTATTCGGTGGAGGACCCGCTGAGGATCAATGGAGAACAGAATTTCGGGATCATGGGATGGTCGTTCTACCACCGGATCAGGTAGATGTTGAAATCGGCATATCACGTGTCTATGCTGGACATGCCAACCACCAGATACTCGTCTTCTCTGACATGGATGACTATCTGGAGGAGAAGGCTCTGTATTCTAGGAAACTAGATGCAGGAGGAGAACCTACCGAGGAAATCGAAGACAAGAAGTCCTATCACTATATGGATGCTGAGAGATATGTTATGGGATCTCTCATCAAAGTCAAATCCGGCAAATCCATAGGAAGGTGGGGCAGATGATCATCGGACAATACAGATGTGGTTGTTCATACGGACCTATGAGAAAGAAAGACAGACTGGAATACTGTGGAATCCACGGTGCTGAGATCCAAAAAGAATACGTCACCCGAAGGAAACGCAAAAATGAAAAGAAAACTCCCAAGCCTATTCCAGTTAGCTAGATCTGTTGGCTATGGTCTCGGAATGCAATTTGAGGGCAAACGAGACATCTACGATGCCTGCGGTTATCCTCAGGAACTCAAATGGAACGATTACTACAACTACTACCAGCGTAACGATCTTGCTGGAAGAATCATTGATGCATTCGCTGATGAGACATGGAGACTGACTCCGATCCTCAAAGAGGGAGAATCTCGTTCAGACCAGGAGAGTCCAACACCTTTCCTGGAAGCCTGGAACATTCTTCAAAAGAGATTGAATCTGTTCGCTGCTCTGAAGAAACTCGATCAACTCTCTCTGCTTGGAGAATATGCAGTTCTCTTCTTGGGTGTTTCTGGATCCTTAGATCTCGCTCAGGAACTGAAAACAGTCTCTGAGGATCAACTGATCTACACGATTCCTCTGTCTCAGAATGAGATTTCAATTGAATCCTATGATGAGGATCCAGGCTCTCCCAGATTCGGTCTACCTCTTCTGTACAAGGCAGACATCAAAATGGGAAAGAAGAAGACCCAGCTGAAGATCCATCACAGTCGGTGTCTACATGTTGTAGAGAATACTCTGTTCTCCAAAACTTCTGGGGAACCGAAACTCAAACGAATCGCGAATCGTCTGATTGACCTGGAGAAGGTACTCGGAGGTTCATCTGAGGCAGTCTGGCTTTCATTATATAGAGGCCTCGCATTCCTCGCCAAAGAAGATGCTAACTTCCCTGAGGCTGGTTCTGAAGAAGAGAAAGCCTTGGAGACTGAAATTGACAATTATGTCAATGGTCTCCGAAGGTACATGAAGCTCAAGGGAGTTGACGTCAAGGATCTCGGGACCGATACAGTTGATCCAAGAGGAATCTTTGATGTCCTGCTCTCTTCAATCACTGGAGCCTTGGGTATCCCCAAGAGAGTCTTGATTGGATCGGAATCTGGACAGTTAGCTTCAACTCAAGATGATGCAAACTGGGCAGCAGTGATCGGCTCTCGTCAGATCAATTACGCCGAGACTTCAATCCTCAACCCTCTGATCAACTGGTTGATGAACCATGGAGTACTTCCTCTCTCTGAAGAGTATTCCATTGTATGGCCTTCACTGTTCCAGTTGACTGAACTCCAGAAGGCTGAATATGCCTGGAAGGTAGCCCAGTCCATTGATCGAGCAACAAACGGAAGACCGTTCACAATGATGCCTCCTGCTGACTTCGCAGAGAGATATCTACAGTATCTTACTCCAGATAATGAGGTTGAGGATTACCTCGAAAAACCCGAGACTGAACCTGCACCTCGTGGAGACACCGGAGTCGTACCTCCGGATGAGGAAGAGGAAGATGAAGCCGACACATCTGGTGGACGTTAGAGATGCGAAGGGTCACCTGATCTTCAAGTATGATCCGGTTGAGGATATCATCGAGATCAAATCCCGAGGAATCATTACAAAGGTGATCCTTCCAGAACTCAAGAAACGATTCTTGAGAGAACTCATTGAAAAACCCGTGATTCAACAGGAGGAAGACCATGGCAAAGTCAGTCCATAATGACGTTCTTGATGGTGGCCTGAACATCATCAAAAACAATGCAACCACGATGATTCTCTGTGATGGACAACCCACGGATCGTGCAGATGCATTGTCTAAGGCTCTCGCTGATGTGGCAGTCACTGGTACTGACTTCACAGCTGGGGATGGTGATGTCAGTGGTCGTAAGTTAGCAGTCGCTGCCAAGAGTGCAGTTCCGGTTGATTCCTCAGGTGATGGAGATCATCTTGCCCTCATTGACGGAACTCGTCTCTTATATGTTACGACCTGCACCCTGAAAGTAGTCACAGCTGGTGATCAGGTCAATATCCCTACCTGGGATATTGAAATCGCGGATCCTACCTAAGGAGGAATGATGCCTAGGAAGATTCCAATGGATTCCTATGTTCCTGAGAGTGTCAAAAGAGATCTCCTGAGAGTTATTGGGAATCTCAAAGCTCAGGGAGCTAAGATCCGTCTCATCAGAATTGGCTATGATGATTTCAAGCGTACAGTAGATCAGATGGTCAAAACCTCATTTGGTCCTTTTACTCCCACTCTTTGTGGGTATCCAGTAGAATGGGGTTTGCATGATACAGTGGATGTCATCGCTGTGAGACCTGCTGCTCCTGTTTTAGCGACCAGCATTGCTGGTAAACAGATTGAACTCGGAAAGGGATAACTATGGCCACGATTCAGCAAGGGGCACTTACATCTACTGCAGCTACTGCCGATCAGGTGATCACTTCTTTTACACCTGGATCTGGCACATCCTGGAAGTCCACAGTAGTCTGTGGATTCCTTACTACTTACTCCGGTACTGAGTCGAACCTGGGGACTGTCTATCTCGAACAAGGTGGAGTTGATAAGTTCGAAGGACGTCTTCAGAACACTGACCTTGATACCGTAGCTGGAGTAATCGTGATTCCTTGGGGTGATGGGATCTCATTCAGTGGCTCAGAGGTTGTTCGATGGGTTGTAACACCCGCATCGACCACTTCTATGCGCTGGACCGCTAGTTTGTTCGGACAATGATGAGGTGAATGATGGACGGCAAAAAAGCATTGATTGAAGGACTTTCTGAAGGAACGATTCTTCCTGTTGAAGTAGAATCCATCGAGATTTGCACTCCTCTTCCTAAGAGCCGTCGTGAACCCATTGTTCCTGATAATGGGAAAATTGTTTCAGCCTATCCTGATCTGACTCCTACGAACAAAGTGGTTCGATGGAGACATCTTTCTGAACCTGAGAACTCCGTTCAATCTGGTCACATCTGGTTAGAACCCGATGGAACTCCAGTTGTAGTTCACGGAGCCTGCTTCGGGATCTTTGGCTTTGAGGATATCCTGATCGTTGACGAAGAAAACAGTATCTTGGAGTAAACATGGAAACACTTCTGGAGTTCCAGAAAGCCACGTTCAATGACCCGAATCATCTAGGTGATACTCCAACACCTTCGCGGGTCATTACAGGTGAGTGGCCCATGTTCAAGGATGACAGTGCAAAGGTAGTCTTTGACTATACAGTTCCTGCTGGGAAGATCCTCAACCTGAAATCTCTTCTATTGAACGTCATCCCTCCAAGACCTCTTTTGGCCATTGCTGGGGGTGCCTGGGACGGTGGAATAGCCTACCTTCTGGTAGATGGAACAACGAAGTTTGAAGGTAAGTTACATACTCTGGACATCAATGGACTTGCATCATCTATCAAAGCCCAGATGTGGAATGCTCGATCCCGAATGTCTTTAGGTGAAGGAATTGATTTCACTCAGAACCAGGTAATCAAAGTTCAGTATGCCCCGGTATCAATTACTACAGGATTATCAATTCCTACTAAACTAAGTGCGATACTCCACGGCAAAGCTACAACCGGAGGAGCTGTAACTTTAGAAAACCAACAAATCTTCACCCCAGCCTCTGGGGTTACAACTGATGTTCTTTCATATACAGTCGGGGCCAACGGTTTCCGATTGTTCTCCTGGGAACTGGAACTCTGGTCCACAAATCCTTATGCCTGCTCTTTCGTGATTTATGTCAACGGAGTAGCTATTCTTGAGATCGGATATGTGACTCATGAAGGCTACAAATGCTCTCTAGGTTCAGGTTCTGGTGGGATCCAAGGAGTACTAGAAGTGATTGCTGGAGATAACCTCTACTTCAATCATGGTGATAGAATCACGGTTCTTGGTCATGCTTCTCTGGATTTTGGACAGGCTGCAATCGGGCACTTAGCTGGAACTCTGACCCAAGAACATACAGTGAGACCAAGAACTCTCATAGGAGTTTGATATGGCTGCTCCCTATAATCCACCGAAGAAGAACGAGGATTTCAAGATCCGGATTACCCTTGAAGCCATCAATGGATCAGGAGATTTCAAATCAAATCCAACTATCGCTGCTGGAGACTTCAAAGTAGATAAAGATGGAGCTGGACTGACGAATCTGACAACTACTCCAACAGTAAGTCCAGCAGGATCTGTTCTTGTTTTGTTAGAACTCTCATCTTCTGAGATGAACGGAGATGTAATCTCTGTCGTGGGTATCGACCAGACAAACCCTAAGGAATGGGCTGACTTCTCTGTGAGTATCCCAACGACCCAATAGTGAGGATTTATGGCCACATTCAGGGTCTTCTTCGGTTATGGTCATTCTACCGCCACGATTCATGACTTAGTTGTTCAAGATGCAGTACACGCTCATTCAGTCGATAATGTTGTTCTCACTGCCCTAGTCAACCTGACTGTTCAGGACAGTCTTCATTCTCATTCAGCTGAGAGCCCAACACTTACTGGGATTCTCAATCTCATAGCTCAAGATGCTCTTCACGCGCATACGGCTGATAATGTTACTGTCGTTCTCTCTCATACGTTGAGTGTGCAGGATGCACTTCATGTTCACACAGCTGAGAGTCCTACGTATACTGTTCTTTATATTCTGAGCGTTCAGGATGCATTACATGGGCACACAGCAGACGAAGTTACATATATCAGAGTCTTCACTTTAGTCCCTGCTGACTCTTATCATGCTCTTGCTTCAGAGTCACCTACAATCTCACTGGCTCATCTTCTCGTTGTTTCTGATGGACTTCATGCTCATACTGCTGACAACGTAGATCTCGTTGGTATCCTGAGTCTTTCTGTTCAGGATTCAGTTCACGAGGTCTTCTCAGATCTCGTTACGTTCATCAGAGTCTTTACTCTATCGGTCTCTGATGCATTTCATGCAGTCACTAGTGAAGAACCGAGTCTCGAGTATATCTACGTTCTCGACGTTCAAGATAGCTTACATCTACACACAGCAGAATCTCCCATATATACGGTAATTCTTGCGATACTGGGTGATGCTGAACTGACTCTCTCGGTCGAGGAAATAGCTGATCTCTACAGTGTTTCTATCTCAGGAGAATCTCTATCTGAGATAGCAGCAATTGCTTCTATCAGAGATCAGGCTATCCTGACCCCAGAGAATCCCGAGAAAGCTGAAGTTCTCTCTCAATTGATTGAGACTCCCATTCTGGAGGAAGAACCATGAAGATTTATCGTCTAGGTCAGAGAGTTCGATTGTCAGTGACATTCAGAGTAGATGGAGTTCTCACTGATCCAACTACAGTAACTCTCAAGGTCATGGATCCAGAAGGAAACATAGACACCTACGTCTATGGAGTCTCAACTGTCCAGAAAGAATCCCTGGGAGTTTACTACGCAGATATCATCCCTGATGAAGAAGGGGAATGGAACTACCGTTATGAGGGTACTGGAACCTGCACAGCAGTTGAGGAAGATTCTTTCCTCATGAAAACAGTTTTCTCGTAGGAGTTGATATGGCCGAAAAACTCATATTTGCAGAAAATCAAATTACTCAGCCTTTCAGGCTAGAGAAGTCTGGAATGAAGACTTACCTGGTTGCTCCAGGTGTTCTAGTCCGAGAGCAAGTTCTCAATGGATTCTATCTACCTCTGAATGAAATCGGGGGTCGTCAGATGATCTGGAATGGAGTTCCCATTACCGTAGGTCATCCCAATGAGAACTTCGGATCCGCTAATGTTCCTTTTCCTGATGTTCCGATTGTCGGTCGTTTCTATGGAGCATTCATGAAGGAAACAGAACTCCATGGAGAGTTCTGGTTTGAAGAGAGTCTCCTTGATGAAATCCCAGATGGAGCTCGAATCAAAGAGAACCTGGAAAAGAATCAAGTTATGGAAGTTTCCTCAGCATACTGGGCTGACGTTGATTGGATCGAAGGATCTCATGAGAACGTTCCGTATCTGGGGGTTCAGAAGAACCTTCACCCAGATCATGCTGCTATCTTGTTGGATGCCGTGGGTGCCTGCAGTGTAGAAGCTGGATGTGGCATTCCACGTAATTCATCTAACTCTTCAGATCCCCTGGAACAAGGAGCTGAAGAGATCCTACCTATTCAGGAGAAGCCCATGAAGAAGAATATAATCGAGGAATTCATCAACTTTCTGAAGGGTCTGAAACCACCTGATGTAGAGGAAGAACCTGTGGCAGAGACTCCTGAAGTCCCCGAGACTCCTGCTGCCGTGACCAATGAGACACAAACCATCGAGCCTCCTGTTCCGGAGGTTATTGTAAATGAAGAGATGGTTGCTGTGAGATCTCAACTTGATCAGGTTTCCTCAGAACTTCAGAACATCAAGACCTGGATGACTGCCCAGAGGACATTGATCATTGAAAACCTGGTTCAGAAAAATCAGAACCGGGTTGATCTAGAAAAGATGCCTCTCGAGCAACTCTTTCAGCTGCAGCTGAACCTATCCACCACTCAGTTTTCCCTGCAGGGTCAACGAGGTTCCGTCCAAACTGGCAAAGTTCCTAAGTCAGTATTTCTCAAGAAGGAGTAATTTCTTATGGCCGAAACGACTATCGTTTTGAAAGGCCCGGTCTTCTATGATGAGGCTGACCTCGAAAGCGCAGCCGATCCCATTACCCCTGGGATGCTCGTAGAAAGATCCGATGCGACTCATGTGCAGACTCATCAGACTGTTGGGGGCAATGCTGCTCCCCTCTTCGCACGTGAGAACACTGTCATCGGCGATGATATTGATGATGCATATACCGTCGCTGAAGAGCCAGTTCAACTGGCCGTCTGCTCTCCGGGCGCTGTGGTCTACGCTCGGCTCGATACCGGCAATGATATTGCCTTTGGAGATCTGCTTGAATCCGATGGAGACGGCAATCTTCAGAAGCATACACCAAGGGCCGTCAATGAAGGTGGTGCTGGAACCTATACCATCTACTTGAAGGCTCCTGTGGCGAAGGCTCTTGAAGCTATCGACAATGATCCCGGCGTTGCCGTGGTTCGCATCAAAGTGGAGGTGCTGTAATGGAAAAGAATCGCTTCTTCAAGAATGAAGAAATCGCCGCCACCGTCGAAACTCCTGAGGCTTTCCTGAACTCTGGGGGTCTTCTGGACGTGATGAAGATGCGTCCTGAACTCGGCGTTCAACAGAACGCTCTGCTCCGGCATGAGGAATGGGAAGCCATCGACGAAGCGGTCGTTGGAGTTGTTCGTGCTCCGTTGACCATGGCCTCAGACTGGTCTGAAGCTGGTCTGGTCCGTGACCTCGGGGGTCTGGGAGTCGTGGTTAGCTCCTATGAACAGTCCAGCGACATGGGTGCTGCTGACATCAGCATGGAAGGCCTGAACCAAAGCGAGAACGAGAAAATTGAATTCTCTCTGGTCCAGACTCCTGTGCCGATAATCCACAAGGACTTCTTCCTGTCCAAAAGACATCTGGAAGCGTCCCGCAGGATGGGTGCTGCCTTGGATACAACCCAGGCAGAGATCGCAGCCCGCAAAGTCCGGGAGATGATCGAAGAGATGCTGACCAACGGCATCACCAAGAAACTCGGTGGACTATCTCTCTATGGTTTGACCACAGCTCCTTACCGTCTCACTGACACTGCTGCTAACTACGGCGGTGGAGACTTCGGAACTGCAGGGAATGGTTACAAGACCATCCTCGGTCAGATCGATGCTTTGACTCAGTTGGGCTTCCCTGGACCCTTCGGGATCTGGGTTGCTCCTACTCAGTACAAGCAGCTCTTGGTCTACATGTCCACGACCAACCCCACCTCCGAGATGAAAGTTATCTTGGATGGCATTCCTGGGATCAAGTTCATCCATCGCGGAACTGAACTTGCTGATGCCTCCTGCGTTGTAGCTCAGATGACCGGCGAAAGCATGGACCTCGGAGTTGCCCAGGACGTCACCACGATCCAGTGGGAAGAGCAGGGAGGCTTTATTCAGAAGTTCCGGGTCATGGCAGCCTTGGC